AGAGCTGCAAAGATTACACATACGCTTAAGATGAAAGAGTTAGCTTTGAAGACAATGCAAGATCAAAACGCAGCTGTGCTTGAAAAAGAATCTGAATTTTTTCTAAAAAAAATGGGTTTTGATAATGATTACTTAATGAAAAATTTAGGCTTTACACAGGACATGCAACTTAAAGCTGCTCAATTTAAAATTGATGATATTGAAGCAAACAGAGATGCTGCTTTAGATCTTTATAAAAATCCTGGAAGACTTTTTAAAAATATTACAATTCCAGATGAAGAAGAAGGAAGAGGTCAAGTTATTACATCAAAGCTTGTTTGGAACCCACAAAAAGGTGAATATGAATTTATGTTACCAAGAATAGATGAAAATGGAGATACCGTATTTGATATTGAAGCTCCTCCAGGAGCGTATCTTTCACCTGTGGAGTCTCCACAAACCGATGCTGCTTTATCAGTATCCGCTCCAAACTTTTCACAAGCTTCAAATTTAATTGGAGATTTTAATACATTAGGTCGTGCTGGTGACATTGTAACAAGTATGCTTGACATTGATGCAGACAAAATAAATATTGGCGAACCTTCACCTTTTGGTGTTGAAGGTCTCGTAGATTTCTTCAAAAAAGAAACTAGAGCTACTTTCGGTTCTTTTATGAATGCTGTAAGTCCTGGACTTGGTGATCAATTAGTTCAAGAAGGTTCTACATTAAGAAAAAAAGATAAGATATTTTATCCTGACGTAGATCCAGATACAGGAGAAGACATTGAAAAAGCACAAAGGGTACAGTTCCAAGCTCCTAGAGAAGGTGTAAAAATACCTGTACTACAAGAAGATTTTAAACTAGTTGACAAATTAGTAACAACTGATGACTTCTTTAGACCTATAACTTACACATCATTAGGATATGACGACACCTATGCAAAATTAAAAGTTCAAGAAAACTTGATCGTATATGCGTTAGCTCGTGCCTTGAAGCCAACAGGAAGACTAAACGTGGACGACATTAACAGAGCATCTCAGTTAGTAAATTTACAAGGTTTTAAATCACCTGATTATGTAAGAGGACAATTAAGAGAAATTTTAAGATTTATTAGACAAGCTCAGGTAGATATATTTGAGCAAGGATCTTATAAAGGTGGTGAAAAAAATATATTCGAAGGTCCTAAATACTCTGATCAAGTTACAAAATTTAAACAATTTCTTGGTGAATTACCACCTCCTTCAGATCCACCAGTGGAAGGAAATAACAGACAAAATTATGATAGCACCGATGATGATGATGAAATTATTTTACAAAATGAAGATTTATTTAGTGCAGGAGGAAATACATAATGGCCACACCAGCGGTAAAAAAAAATAAAGTAACTATACTCAAGGGAACTCCAAATGAAAAATCTTTCTATTTTGAAAACCCTACTAATCCTACAGCTAATGATATAGCAAAAGTAAAAGAATTTTATGGTATTTCACAAGAGGCCAGTCCAGAGCAAGTTATAGAACAATTAAATAAATTTAAATCATCAGCCCAAGCTAATATTTTACAAGAAATACCTTTTGATCCTGTTACAGAGTCAAAAGAATATTACAACATGTTGGCACAAAAAATGGCTGATACAAATGAACGTATGAAATTAATTGAAGATCCAGCCAATTATCTTTTTAAAAGTTTCAATGATAGACTACCAAAATTTATTGATATAGCGATACCCGATTCCTTGGTCTCAAAACCTACTTTTGAGGCGCTTGGTTCTTTTGCTGGTATGGGAACAGCTGGTCTTTTAACAGCACCTGCGGTTGTAGCAAATCCTGCAATAGGTGGACCTGGAATGGCTGCTGCCATGTACGCTGCAGATAGTTTAGGATCACAAGCTGGTGGACAAGTTTACGAATTAACTAATCAAATATTGAGACATCTAAACGATCTTCCTTTAGAAAGTCGAGAAATGCAAAATGCAAAATTCTTGCAAGATGCATATATGAACTTAGCTTTTACAGGAGGAGCCATGTCCCTCGGACCAATGATCAAAGCATTCAAACCAGCTGTTGGTAGAGTTTTATTTGGACTAGATAACAAAAACCCTGAGTTTCAAAAAATGTTAGATGTTGCTGATACTTACGGTATGCCTTTAGGTATAATTCAAGCAACCAATAGTTCATTCTGGAAAGGATATTCAAAAGTTTTAGGTGTATTTCCTTTTATTGGAACACCTTTTAGAAGAGCTGGTGAGGGAACACAAGAAGGTATCAGACAATATTTTAAAAATGCCAGTGCTAATTTTGCACCTTTTCAAACCATGGCCTCATTAGGTGGTGATGTCATGGGATTAGCTAGAAAAGAGTATAAAGATACTATGACTATTTCAGGATTACTTTACGAAAATTTTGAAAATTATGCAAAAAAATTAGAAGGTAAAAAAGTAATAAAGGTAGACACTGTAAAAAGAATAGCTAAAGACTTTGAAAAAACTTTATTGGAACAAATGCCAACAACTCCAGGATATCAATTTAAATTTCCTGGTGAAGCATCAGAAAGATCTTTTAGAGACTTTTATCAAACACTAACAAGATTAGATCCAGAAGGTATAACAATTCAACAAGGTAGAAAACTTATGCAATTATTCAGTGAATTTGCATCTAACTATAAAAACGAGGGTAAAGGTATTGTTCCTACAAAAGAAGGTTCAAGAGTTACTCAACTTAAATTAGCAATGGAACAAGATATGAATAAACTTGTAAAGTTAGATGATAGCGTAGATCAAGTTGTTTTTGATGAAGCAATCAAAAAACTAACAATAGCTAATGCATATCTTGCTGATGTTATGCCAAAGTATAAAGGTGCTGTTCCTAATATGTATAAGCAAGTAAATGCAAATATATTTGGACCCGGTCCTCAAAGCACTACCGAGGGAGCGATGTATGCCAAGGATGCTTTGAATATAGTTTTAGAAATGGCAAAAGATAATCCAGATGCAATGAAAGCTGTTTTAACACTTGCAAAAACACCTAAAGCAAATCTTGATGCTTATTATAAGGCTGGTATGAAAGAAGGTGTGCCTGTCAAAGTAAAAGTACAACAGTTAGATGAGAATCCAAATCTACCAAATGGAAGTCCTAATCCAAATTTTGGTAAAACGATTACGGTTGAACAGGTTGTTAAATCAATGGCACCGAATGCGGGAGCTAATAAAATTATGAGAAAATTATTTGATGATGCTTTTTCAAAATCCCTAAGTGGTTTACCTGTTGCAAAATCATTCAAGGACTACAAGGCTTTAGCAAATCTTGATCCAGAACAAGTTTATAAACAAGGTTACAAAAATAAAGACGGTGTTTACAGATTTAAAACAGTAGATTTTGATCCAATGAAGTTTGCTGATGAATTAGGTTTAAATAATCCTGATAAAAGAATGGTTTTAGAAAGTGTTCTACAAGGCACAGGAACAAAAATAAAAGATATTGAAAGATTTTTAGAAATTGCAGAAAGGTCAGGAAGCTTTACTGTGACTGACCCATCAACCTTTGTACAAAGACGTGTAACATTGGGCGGGTTTAAAAGTTTAATATTGTTTAGTGGTGCACAAGCTGGTGCTACAATGGCTGGATTTGGTCTACCAATGTTGATGGTTCCTTTATTACTAAGATATGGTTCATCAATATTAACTGACCCAAAAGTTTTAAAAGCTTTTTCACAAGTTCTTGCAGATACAGGTGAAGATGTTGCTAAAAGATCCGCTGTCTTAAGCACTTTAGGTAAAGGTGAGCCAACCAAAGAAGATTTAAAGAAATTTACAATTTCAAAAGAAAATCAAAAAATACTTTTGGATTGGGCTAACGCTACTCTTCCTACACAAGAAGATCTTGATCAAATGGATTTTGTAAATCAAGTTGAACAATCAATCATGAGTCTAGCAATGGAACCACAAAAAAGTGTTGAGCAAAGAAATGCAAACGAAAATCAACGCAAACTTATGGATAGATTTAATCCACGTAATCCAAGAGGCTTAACAAAAGAAGAAGCTGAAATGGGAAATATCATACAAAACAAATTACAACCAACCTTTACGTCAGATTTAGGTGGTGGACAATCTAAATTTGCGGCAGCAATGCAAGACGCTGGAAACTTTTTAAGAGAAAATGACCCTATTACAAGAATAAATCAATCATTAGGTTTAAATCAACAAACAAGAAATAATTTAGCATTTGGAACAATTGATGATGCAATGGCTTCTCAATACGGTCAGGGAGGGATCGGAGACTTATGATAAAAAATAAATTTGATGGTGGTGTAGCTTCAGTGAGAGTTATTGATTTTCCTATGGGAATGAAAGATGGTGGAGATTTATCTGAGCCACCTCCGAAAGGTTTGAAACCTTTTAAAGGATTTAAAAAATCACCAAATCAATTTCAATTACCACAAGAGGAGAAAGTAATTCCAAGTGAGCCTAAAGTAATTCCACAAGTGCGTGGTAACACTTTTCCTTTTCCAGTGCCTAGAGGAGTCATGCCCAGTGAACCAGAAGTAAAAAAGGTACCTGGAGCGGACAGACTAGGAGAGGGCATGCAATTAGAAGAAAGATTATTTAATACACCTACTATTGATCCTCGAGAAGTATATCCAAGAGACCCAGATCCTTTTATTCAAGGTTTTTTTGATCCTATGCCACAAAGCACAGGAGGTATTCCTAACTTATTGCAAGCAAATATGTTGAAACCTGCAGGAATTTTGGATATAAAGAAGAGCTATGATATTTAAAATTAAAAAATTTTTAAAAAAACTTTTCAAGAAAGGAGAACCCGATGAACATTCACAACATTGGGGAATAGGAGCATGATAGAATTAACAGATGACCTGAAAGCTAGAGTACGTGTCCACGAAGGTGTACGCACAGTAATGTACCTGGACAGTTTGGAAAAGGCTACGATCGGCATAGGCCACCTTATTCAACCTCATGAAAGAGAAAGATACGCAGAAGGCGTTGAAATTTCTATGGAGGAAGTCGAAGAACTATTTGATATAGACTTGAATAGAGCTGCTGCGGGAGCTGATTTATTAATAGACGAGTGTGTTGGACACGATTTGCCTCAACCCGTATCAGAAGTAATACTAGAAATGGTGTTTCAA